ATATCTTGATACGCTTTGCATGGCGCGTGGCCTACATGGGGTGGAGTCCTCTGCGTCCCTCAAGAACCTCTCAGAAATGTACGGAGTCGGTGAGAAAGGTACTGAGATAGTCAACGCCTTGGACAAACGCCGTGAAGATTTCAGCGATGCCGAATTAGAACGATATGGGGACTACTGTGTAAATGATGTTGAGCTAACCTACAAACTGTTCGACATCTTCATGACCAAGCGCGGGTTCCCAAGAAAAGAGATACCAGTTATCGACCTTACGTTGCGCATGTTTATCGAGCCGCTGTTGGAGTTAAACACACTGAAGCTGTACGACCACCTTGATGCTTTGAAAGAACAGAAGGAAACGCTTCTTGAAGAGTGTGGGGTAGCGAAAGAAGAACTCATGTCAAACCCAAAGTTTGCGAAAGGTTTAGAAGAGCTGGGTGTTATTCCACCTATGAAAACAAGTGCACGTACAGGTAAAGAAACATTTGCCTTTGCCAAGAGCGACGAGGCATTCAAGGCATTGCAAGAACACGAGAACCCCAAGGTGCAAGCTCTGGTAGCTGCAAGGATAGGGTTGAAGAGCACGCTAGAAGAAACACGTACCGAGAGATTCTTAGACATCGGATTGCGGGGAAAGTTGCCCGTGCCGATTAAATACTACGCCGCGCACACTGGGCGGTGGGGCGGTTCCGACAAGGTAAACCTACAAAATTTACCATCACGAGGGCCAAATGCAAAGGTATTGAAATCATGTATTTGCGCCCCTGAAGGCTACACCTTGGTCGAGTCTGATTCAGCCCAGATAGAGGCGCGAGTCCTAGCTTGGTTGGCAGAGCAGCAAGACTTGGTTGAGGCTTTTGAGAAAGGAGAGGATGTGTACAAAAAGATGGCGGCAGCTATCTACGGCAAGAAGCCGGAGGATGTAACCAAGGAAGAAAGGTTCGTCGGTAAGACTACTATACTAGGTGCAGGGTACGGCATGGGTGCGGTACGGTTCCGAGAGCAGCTAAAGACATTCGGTGTAGAGGTCAGCGAGGAAGAATCAAGCAGGATCATCAGTATATACCGATCAACTAACTACGCTATCAAGGCACTGTGGAGACAAGCTAACGACGCTATATCTTTGATGTATGTAGACAACCCCGCAGAGATTGGTAAGAAAGGTGTGCTACAGGTAAAACCTTTTGAGTCAGCGATACAACTACCGTCAGGGCTGCACATGTATTACAACGACCTGAAAGCTGAAGAAACAGAAACAGGTTTACAGTTCACGTATAAGACCCGGATGGGTCGCACCAAAATATACGGCGGTAAGATTATAGAAAACGTGTGTCAGGGAATAGCGCGTTGTATAATGGCAGAACAGATGGTGCGTATCTCCAAGAGATACCGAGTGCTACTTACAGTACACGATTCTGTGATATGTTGTGTAAAGGACTCTGAAGTAGACGAAGCTGCGGCTTACGTCGAAGAGTGCATGAGATGGACACCGGAGTGGGCAAAGAGCATTCCGGTGCGTGGCGACGTGGAGGTCGGCAAAAACTACGGAGAATGTGTTGAATGGGTACCAAACCATCTTGGTCGTTCAGCAGCATAAGGGCGTTTGATAAATGCCCTAAACAGTATTATCACACTAAGGTTGTAAAAGATTACCAAGAAGACTTCCAAACGGAACCAATACTTTACGGTAATGAGTTTCATGCAGCAGCGGAAGACTATGTAAGCGGGAGCGTCGATACACTTGACCCTCGCTTTGACTACGCACAGAGCGCACTGGACAGACTGAAAGGTATGAAAGGTGAGAAACTGTGTGAGTACAAGATGGGTTTGACTGCAAACCTAGAGCCATGCGGATTCTATGATGATGACGTTTGGTTTCGCGGTGTGTCAGACCTAACCATACTAGATAGAGAATCGGGTGTAGCTAAAGTAATAGACTACAAGACCGGTAAATCTGCTAAGTATGCAGACAAAGGCCAGCTTGAATTGATGGCACTAGCTACGTTCAAGCACTTTCCAGAGGTGAAGACCGTTAAAGGTGGTTTGCTCTTTGTGGTATGCAAGGCATTTATCAAAGACACATACACCATAGACAGAGAGTCTGAGCTTTGGCAGAAATGGCTGATGGAGTACGCCAAACTGGAGAAGGCGTATGAGGTAGATGTATGGAACCCTAGACCAACAGGTTTGTGTAAGGCCCATTGTATAGTTACTGAGTGCCCACACAACGGGAGAAGATAATGCCATATACAAAGAAAAAACGTCCTTATAAGAAGGAATACCAGCAACAGAAAGCCCGTGGTGAACATGCTGATCGTATGGAGCGGCAGCGTGCGCGGCGTAAGATAGACAAGGAAGGCGTAGACAAAAACAAGAACGGCAAAGCCGACAAACGAGAGGGCAAGGACGTTAGTCACAAAAAAGCACTGAGCAAAGGTGGCAAGAACTCTCACGGTACCAAGATAGAAAGCAAGTCTAAAAATAGATCGTTCAAACGAGATTCAAAAGGGCGTTTAGTTTCTGAAACTAGTAAGCGCGAAAAGAAAAAGAAGTAGTACCGTAAGTCAGGAGAAATGATGGAAATAGAAGATAAGATAGACATACTGAAGGAAAAGATACAAAAACGAAAAAAAGAATGGGCTGATTGGCACAAAAAGAATCCAAGTATATGGACTGCGTTTGAAAAGTTTTCTTTGGAAGCAGCAGCTTCGGGAAGGCCCAGATATTCTCATTGGGCAGTGATGAATCGAGTTAGGTGGCACACTGCGATAGAAACCACTGGTAAAGAGTTCAAAATATCAAATGACCATATTGCTTTTTACGCTCGGGTTTTTTGCGCTAAACATCCAGAATATAAAGACTTTTTTAAGTTTAAGCCCTTAAAAGAAGAACGTGAAATACGTAAGTTGAGAGGGTTAGAACCGTGAGAATACTGGAGAACAAAGGGTTACTCCTAAAGCTACGTAATCCCTCAAAAATAACCACAGCCATACCTGATAGTAAAGACTTGGGTAACAACAAGGTGCTAGTCAGGTGGGGTGTGGACGAGGCTAGGGTATTACGAAACCTGAATGTAAAGAACGTACCGTCACCAATATTAGGTAAGTACAACTGGCCGGGACGGTTCCCTCCTTTCGAGCATCAGAAAACAACTGCATCTTTCTTGACCATGAACAGGAGAGCGTTCTGTTTTAACGAGCAAGGTACAGGAAAGACAGGCTCTGCAATCTGGGCCGCAGACTTCTTGATGCAACAGAAGGTAATTAAACGTGCTCTCATAGTATGCCCATTGTCGATTATGGAGTCAGCATGGGCCGGAGACTTATTTAATTTTGCTATGCACCGGTCGGTAGATATAGCACACGGCTCCAAGAGAAAGCGACAGGAGATCATAAACGGCGGTGCCGAGTTTGTGGTAATTAACTACGACGGGATAGAGATTGTAGAAGAAGAGATCGCTAACGGTGGGTTTGATCTGATTATTATAGACGAGGCTACCCACTACAAGAACGCGCAGTCCAAACGATGGAAGGCAATGAACAGGCTCCTAACCCCAGACACTTGGCTCTGGATGATGACCGGTACTCCTGCTGCACAAAGCCCGCTGGACGCTTACGGGCTAGCTAAACTTATAAATCCTAGAGGTGTACCTAGGTTCTTCGGGGCTTTCAGAGAGCTAGTGATGTACAAGGTTACTCAGTTCAAGTGGGTACCTAAACCTAATTCTATAGACATAGTGTTCAACGCACTACAACCCGCCATACGATTCACCAAAGAAGAGTGTTTGGATTTACCAGACATGACCTATGTGAAACGTGAGGTGGCACTGACCCCACAACAGAAGAAATACTACGACATACTGCGTAAGCAGATGATGGCAACAGCCGATGGTGAGCAGATAAGTGCGGCCAACGCTGCGGTTAACATGAACAAGTTACTGCAAATCTCCTGTGGTGCGGTGTATACCGACACTGGAGAGACGGTGGAGTTCGATATAAAGAACCGATACAAGGTGCTGAGAGAGGTTATAGACGAATCAAGCCAGAAGGTTCTTATCTTTGTACCGTTCAAACACGTCATTGATTTACTTGAAGAGAAGCTAACCAAAGATGGTATAACCAGTGCAATCATCCGAGGTGACGTAAGCGCATCAAAGCGCACCCAGATATTCAAAGACTTTCAGAATAAAGAAGACCCAAGAGTTCTAATCATACAACCACAGGCTGCGGCTCATGGTGTGACGCTTACAGCCGCTAACACTATTGTCTGGTGGGGGCCAGTATCTTCTCTGGAAACCTACGCACAGGCCAACGCTAGAGTACACAGGTCAGGACAGAAGCACCCCTGTACTGTGGTGCAATTGCAAGGCTCCAACGTAGAGAAACGCATTTACAAGCTGTTAGACGAACGAATAAACATACATACAAAAATAATAGACTTATACCAAGATGTGCTTGAATTGTGACCATAAAGGCACTATAGTACACAAAACAACAATATAAGTTATGGAGAATGGTGAAATGAGTAATGACCCAAGCGATCTTGATCGTCTGGTGAAAGTCTTCATTCGTATCCGAGATCAGAAAGCTGAGTTAGCTAGAGACTTTCGGGCGCAGGAAGAAGCACTGGACGCCAAGCTATCCCTCTTAGAAAAAGAGTTCAACAAGCATTGCGAAGAGCATGGTGTTGAGTCTGTTAAAACTAAGTCGGGTACATTCTACCGCTCAACCAGAAGCAAGTTCTGGACTAGCGATTGGGACGCAATGAACCGATTTATGCTAGAGCACGAGTGTGTAGACCTACTGGAAAAGCGCATCCATCAAGGCAACATGCGTCAATTCCTAGAAGAAAACCCCGAGATACTGCCGCCGGGGTTGAATTGTGATACCGAATACAAGGTAACTGTACGGAGGAAGAAATGACCGATAGCTACGTTCCGATTGAGGAATTGGCGCAATACTTGTCTGTAAAGGCAAAAACAATCCGGCAGTGGATTGCGAAAGGGTACATACCTAGCGAAACCTACATAAAGGTCGGGTACACGTACCGGTTCAGCATTCCACAAGTAGTAGCCGCGCTGAAGCAAGAAGCACCCCCAACCGAAGATAAACTTGAAAACGAACCAGTTCAGCAACAACTGGATTTCTGCGAGGAAGATGATTTATGAGCGAAGTAGCTTTGTTTGACAATATGCCGGACGAGTTTAAGGAACTCCTAGGGCAACTGGAAGTTGACACTAATGCCGCAGGTCGAGCCACTACCGGTGGTGTAAACAGACTGTCCATACGTGGCGGTGTGTTTCGTAAAGTGGTAAATGGACAAGAAGTAGGTGAACTGGAAGATCGCGCCCTCAAAGCTGTG